GGTGATGTCATATCTAATAAGGCCTAGTCTGTGAGCCAGGAGGCCTCCGTACAGGGCGACCGCAGCGACTGCGCTCCAGTACCTCTCCTCGCCTTGAATCTCTGCTGTCTCGTCGAATTTTTTTCTCACCTGGTCAAGCTCCCGCTTAATTTTCTCAGTGTTCTGCACGATGTACGCTGCGTAGATTTCACCAGCTACTCCGTAATTTTCGTCGAGTGTCCAGTAAACTTCCTTAGTTACATCTTTGCAAAAGTGAGGCTGCTTGGTGACGATGTACTCAAACACCCTGTTAATTTCTGCTGAAGGATCTTCCTTAGCGTCAGACAGTTTGTCAATGAGCGAAAGGTTTGAGGATGTTACTGCCAGCGTGTTCCAGCGGTTCACGTTTTTCTTTTCCTCAGAATTTTTGGTGAGGCGATTTTTCTCACGCCCCTGAGTAAAGTTATAAATCATATCTGAGAGGGGCAGGCCGAACAAGTTCGTAACCTCATCAACTGCGACGGGTAAGTTATTATATGAGCCGGTCCTCGCTACGATCGCGTTCTGAGTGTCGTTGCGAAGCAGCATCAGGTCCTTGTGATACCCCCACACAGACAGGATCATACTGAGCATAAGAGTTTTGCCTGCGCCTGAGGGGCCAACCATTGAGACGAGTGCTCCGTCAAACCCTGTGAATTTCATCAGCGGCGCTCCGAAGCCGCCGGCCAGTAAGGCGAACGACATCGGCTCCATGCCGGGCTTACCCAGCACCTTCGTCATCTCAGCCCATTTATCTAAAGAACCTACCGAGCGGAATCCTTTGATCGCCTCCGGCACATTCTTCGCCAGGCTGGAGTCTTCACGAGTACCGTCCTGATGAAAAACTTTCCGCCCGAGCACGAACATCGGCTCCCCTGTAGATTTCTCGTGCCAGCCCATCTGGCACATCTTCTTAGTTAGATTGCGCTGCCGTTGTAGTTTAGCTTTGTACGACTCCATATATGCTGCCATAAGTTTTTTCTCCTTCGCGCCCAGCACGGTAACATGGTTGTCTGCTAATAGTGTGAGCAGTGACCTTGGGTCGGTAACAGATGAAGACCGTAGCGTGAACTCCATATCTCCCTCAAAAGGAAGGCTGTGATTGACCGTCATAACCTCGTAGCCGAGTGACTGATCGTGAGCTATATTCGATATATACAAATCTCGGTCGTAAAACTTTACCCACCTGTCATCCTCGCTGGCAAACAGCCCTTCCTCGCTACGTTTAAATCCCTCTGGTGCCCCGCACTGTTCTTCTGGCAGGGCGATCGCCTCGGGCTCAGGCCGGCCCAAAACTATCGGGCTTTTTATTTTGCCGTTGTGGGGGCAGCCTATGCACCCTGGCGGGTTGACATCTCCAAAGGTTACACAGGTAGTCGGGCCTACACCAGCGTCGCGCCACTGCTGAATTTTCGCTGCTGTGACGGATGGGTCATACTGTGCCGCAGCGCCGTCCCATCTCGGGTGGAGGCTTGACCACTCTTGAAGTTTCTCCTCGCCGTCTACGCACAGGGCGATCGCGCCGATGCTGGCGTACCACATGGGCTCTGAGATATCATCGACCGGCTTCCGCATAATTCTGAGCTGGTTACATTTGTCTGCTACCTGATCTGCGAAACTTTCTATATCCTGCTGCGTGAAAAACTCAGCATTGATGTCGGGGTTTGGCTTAGGGGCCAGGACTGCTGTATGATTTATCTTCTTTTTCTTCGCTGCCTTTTTTAGTATGTCAACAAACTCTTCAAAATTTACTTCTGGCTGGTCGAGCAGCAGGCTGACCGGCTTGGTGTCCTTGCCAGGCTTCCTATTCATGGTTCCCGGTGTTCTAAGAACTGAGGCAGAGTCGGATGTTCTGGAGGAATCGCCCCCGATGGACGGACTGTATGCAGCCACGACACGTTTTAGTATGAAGGCAACCTCGCGCCACTGCGGGGCAGCGATCGCAGACTCTAGTACCCAGTGGGCGTAGAGGCCGTTACCTGAGCTGACGACGGTCGGGAAAGGTAGGGCTGTCTCAGCTATGAATTTTTGTAGTTCTTTGGAGGCTTCCTTTTGAGACTTCAAAGGCCATTTTTCTCCGCAGTCTATATCAAGAAAGAAATTTTTAATTAAAGATGCGTTCGACTGGCTGCGCTCTTTCATAGCCTGAGCACGACGCTCGGTTTTAGAGAGACCCCGAGGCAAGGTCTTGTTATGTGCGACCGCTGCCTTGATTTTCTCTGCATCGAACGTAGCCTGAGCTATGTATGTAGTATGCCCTTGTGAGTCAAGTGTATCGATGCGTGTCTGAGCTTCATCCAGCGACTCATGGAAGTAGTGCTTAAAGCCGCCATTCTGTAGCGCCAGCGCCACGCAGTACATCCCCTCGGCAGGGAGTATCTTCTGTAGAAACACGTAGTGCCCTCCACTAAATAGGTTTGTGCTACTTAGCGGCGATTTCTGATATGATTTTCCTGAGCACTGCGACGCGCGGTTCTTTTTTCAGTTTGTTTTTGAGGGGCAGCTCATCAAGTCCGCAGGCCTTTACCATCCTGGTGGCTATTGCGTATGCAAGATTAATGCGCAGCTTATCCTTTGCTGGCTTGTCAGCTTTCCACCGATACAATGTCTCACGACTAATGCCTGTTAGTAGTGCCAGGTCTGTCATCGAAACTTTTGCGTTGCTTGCGGCATCGAAAATATATTTTATTCTTTCGTTCATCTCTTCTCACCTATGTAAAAGCCCCTCCGTTAAGAGGGGCGTTGTTATCAAGCATTTATTTCTACAGGTTCAGTTGTTTCGCCAGCTCGGCATCCGTCAGAGTGGCAGCGCCTCCTGGGTCAATCAGCTCTGCCGCAGGAGCTTCTTTAGCTACCGCAGGTTCTTTAACGACGGCTGCTGCAGTAACAACCGCAGGATCGTCAATGAGGCCAAGGGTAGCTGCCAGGTCTGCATCCGCAACTATCGGAGCAGGTTCGACTACAGCAGCGGCTGGCACGACGGCCTGAGTAACGGCAGCGGCTGGCACGACGGCCTGAGTAACGGCAGCGGCTGGCACGAAGTCAATAATCTCTCTTACCTCCGGAGAATCAGAGAACTTAATGAACCTGGGCACGAGCGCCTCGGGCAAATATGACGCAAATCTGAACATTAGTATAGGGAAAGTAGCAGTTAGGTCAAACCCGACCAATGTCTGCACCCTGTTCAACGGAATGTTCGCAGCGGTGAGCTGATCCACATACACCCTGAAATTCTTCAGCGACGCAGGCGGAATCTTAAAAGAATAAATCCCAAACTCAGGAATTACTACAGCCAGCACTTTTGAGTCGGAGCAGGCCTTACCTTTAGCGGCGTTACCCGCCTGGTCAACGCCTGAGCCGAACGCATTGTGAGGACATATGGCGCAGCTTTCCGCTTGTTTGCCTGTAGCGGTAGCGTCAGGGCGAAGCCCATCAGTAGAAAAACAATCAGGGGCCGCGTGCTCAGCGTCGTTCGGGTTGTACTTGGCCGCGAACCACTGCTTTTGCAGGGGTGCCTTCGCTCTTAGTACAAACATCGGCATGTACACATTACCAGCTTGGTCGGACTGCAGTTTTGATGGAGGGTACGGAGTTTCTTCCCCGGCGGAATCCACCAAAGAAAACTGTTTGCCTGACAGCTTGACTCGTGCAGGAAACCCAGCGCTAATACCCGCGCCCATCTCCTCGTTAGAGGCTCTTGCTGCCGCGTCCTGAATGTATGCGGGTACTGCCGCGCCTTCTGGTACCATTAATTCATTGCTCATTTAACTTCTCCTTTTGTGGGTGTATTGTTGGCTACTTCTAGTGAGTAAGTCTGCGTCTGTTGCGTGTACGCAAGTAAACACATCTGCTGAACATTTTGAGCATACCATGTGCTGTTTTGTTACAGCGCTACCTTGTACGGCCTTCGCAGGGTACTCTAGCTCAACCCATCCGGCGAACTGCTTACCGAGGGGGTCGCGCACAAATACTCTGTCGCGCAGATATCCTTCGTTTTGTGCTTTTTCTGCACTATTCCGTACTCGGATGACGATATAATCTCCGTCAAGTTCTACCGCTTTCATCACGACCTCCGCACTTGAACAGTTTTAAACTTCGAATAGTTAACTCCTGGGGGCAGAACTTCTCCATCTTCAAGACGTTGTTTTACTGCGGTTTTACTTATGCGGTCCTCGAGAAACTCTTTACGTGTCTCCCACTCGGCATGGACCCACACGAAAAATGTATCTCGGTCAGCCACAGTTGCAGAATCTTTCACAGCTTCATACGCTG